GGTTACAGAACCCGTCTATGAAGCGTGCAGAGGTGATAAGTAAGTCTTAAGACATAGCCCCGCACCTTACAGAGGGCGCAGGTTCACGACCTAGCGAGGGCACGTGATGCAAATCACACCGCAGATGATAGACATTCGCGGGTGGTTGTACTTAAATACAACTACACAACTAGACGGGAGCACGACAATGATTGACAAGATTACAGAAGAACAAGAACGCCGAGCACGTCGTGATGGATTCGTCGAGGACTACACCCTAGTAGTCGACAACGACCAAAACGGATGGCACGAAGCGCTAGAGATAGCACGAGAAGCGAACGGAAACGTAGCAGTAGCAAGCGACAAGTTCAAAGAACAATTTCAAGATGCTATTTATCAGGTTGTAGAACGTGAACGCGAGCAAGGCAATGCACTCATTGCAGACCTCATCGCTCAGTTACTTATCGGCTGGGGTTCAGATGCTTTTGACAGCATCGCACGCCACTACATCGACACCGACCTAGAGCACCGACTCGTTGAACGATTAACCTCAGTACTTAAGACAGGAAACTAAAATGTTAACAGCAAAAGGAACAATGCGTAATCAGTGGAACAGGGAAGAAAAAGAAGTAATCGAATTCGAGCACGAGTTCGCAAGGACGGATGCACTAGAGGATTTCCTAGCCTATAACCGCGCTTATATCCTCAGCCTTTCATTCACAGGTGAGTTCACAAGGGATGAAGATTAATGTGTGGCGATTGCTTGATAGAACTTAGTCAGTGCGTGCACGGTTATTACTTAAGACGTGAGACGAAGGTCACATCAAAGACAGTTGACAAGAGCAGGACAGCAGTACAATAATACAACCAACAACGACAGGAGAAAACAAATGGAACTAACAGCACAAGAAATCGAATGGGTACTTTACTCAATCAGCAAGACAATCAACGACAACGGTGGAATGTGGGACAACACACTCACCGACAGCATCAAAGCAAAACTTAACAATCAATTACTACTTAAGACAGGGGAAAACTAATGGCACAATGGACGCACACTAACGGCGACACAATCACAACAGAGGGCACCACTTACACAGTCACACAGAACGGCGTACCACGAACAGTTAACGTCGAGAAGTGGACAGCCAACGCGGAACAGTGGATGAAGAACGACATCAAGGACGGGTACTACGAAGGCTTCACACTTAAGACAGGAGATAACTAAATGTTACCAAACGAAACCTTAGATGCAGTCACAAAGGGGCGAGAAGGATTTGACTACGACACAGAGGGCAACTTTACTGGGTGTGGTGGCGCAGATGCGATGAACTTACTCAGACTACACACCTTGTATGGCACGCTTAAATTAGAAGTTAAGACAGGTATGAAATGGTCATCCCGATTCAGTACCTTAGCAGTAGCCAACGAAATGTTGGGCACAAACTACAAGCGCAAAGCCAAAGCACTGGAGCACGTAGAGGCAGTGCTAGTTATGGCTGGAGAAATACAGAACCCACCACTTAAGACAGAAGAAAACAAATGACCTACTTAATCCTTGCAATTATACCAATCATCCTACTATCATTATACGGAATCATAATCGACGACGACATCACGACAGGAGATAATTAAAATGGCAGCATCACCACAATGGAAAGTCTATACACCACAAGGCGAGTACGTAGCAAGCACCAAGCACACAGAGGGCGCAAGTTTATTGATGAGTCTATATGGCAACGGCGCAACGATTCGGTTCGACCATCGCAAAGTTGTATGGACAGAAGGACTTGACGGCGCAGCCTGTCAGTCTTATGATTACACAGCAGACCAGATACACAAGAAGTTACAGGGCAACTCACTACTTAAGACAGGAGATTCAGAATGACAACAGAAGAGACGCAAGCCTTAGCACTTAAGACATTACACGAAGCGATACAGGCACTCAAAGATTTAGGTTTGATGACAGAGGAGGAAGTTATCTGTACATTCTGCAACGATAATTCTAAATCTTGTAATGCTTGCGACGATGGATACGAGGGCGAGTAATGGAACCAGCACTTAATGACCCTTGGTTCTATGATGAAACAGATTTCATAGAGTGCAAGGAATGTAAAGAATACTTTGACCACAACGAATACAATTCAAAGACCTGTCTTAAGTGTGAAGATAAGCAGGTATCAAGATGAGTAATCATTTCGAGGTAGTGTACGAAACTAAAGGCGTGAAGGTTGTTAATGTCTGGCTCGCACCAGACCAGCAACTACCAACAGAGTGGAACACTATGACTTACGCAGAGCAAGACGAGTGGTTGTATGACCATCAGGTACATTCAAATGTTAAATGGTCAGATGAACACAAAGGGGAACCAGTCAATGTGTTGCCAGTCTTAAGTCTTAAGGCAGTAATTTAATGACACTACCTGACAAGAGATGGCACGCAGATGGCAACTGCAACAACCATCCAGACCCAGACCTATGGCATTACGAGAACAGTATCCACGCAGACGAGCAACAACTCCAAGTCTTGCGTAGCGTTGAAGCGATAAGCCTATGTCGGTCTTGTCCAGTCAAAGAGTTATGTCTTAAGGAAGGACTAGAGTCCGAGAACATACAGTTCTGGGGTGGATGGGGCACTATCTGGGGCGGATTACTAACCTCAGAGCGGTATCAACTACTTAAAAATAGGGACAATGAAAACATTCTTAAGTCAGAAGGACGCCATAGACGTGATGTCAGGCAAAAACTTGGTAAACTTTACGGATGAAACGACATCTAGTAGCAGTCTTTATTCTAATCACGGCAATTTTATTTGCACCATTCGGCAACGATGTGCAAGTACAAGTCGGTGTGAACCTCAACCATAGCAAGCCAAAGCCAGAGCCTAAGCCACAGACTAAGGCAACAATGGAACAGAAGGCAGACAATAAAATTATGGCGATGAAGTTTGCTAAGGCAGGGTGGAACTGGGACAAAACTCAGCGACGTTGTGCCTCTTTACTCTTTATGAAAGAGAGTCGCTTCGACCATCTAGCCAAGAACCAACAAGGAAGTAGCGCATTCGGTATCGGACAGGTACTAAAGGAGACTAGCAAAGACCCAGCAATACAGATACTCAACGCCTACAAATATATCAAGCACCGCTACGACACACCGTGCAAGGCTTGGAACCATAGCCAGCGCAAGAACTGGTATTGATGTTAGACCTAACAGGTAAACCAATACTTACCTGTATCTGTGGTTGTAAGATGTTTATACTCACAGTAATGTGGGATGATGAGACAAGAGAAGTATCTTGGTATGACTTAAGACAGGTATGCAAGGAGTGTGGAGCAATCAGCACCGCACCAACACCAATGGATTGGAGAGATGAATGAGCGAGAAAAGAATCGGCACGAGTAACAAATGGTTTACATATGGTCGGGTGTCTGGTTTCAGTATTGGATTTACTGTAAACAAATACTTCATTGACCTACAACTAGGGTTCTGGTACATAGGGTTGGAGTTCTAATGCCAACGTATGAGTATCGGTGCAACAAATGTATGGCACATACAGTCTTAAGTCGTAAGGTAGAGGAACGCGATGTCGAAGTCGCTTGTATTTGTGGGCACGTTAGTACTAGAATCTATAACACACCAGCAATCCGCTTTAATGGTAGCGGTTTCTATTCAACAGGAGGATGAGATGTGCGAAGTATGTAAGAACGGTGGTTGCAGTAATTGTGAGCCACAGAATAAAGAGTTACAGTTTGCTAGTGGTAAAGAGATAGAAGAGTTCTACGATTTACATTCAGAGTCTATGTATGTAGACCCAGCAGAGAGTACGCCTGATGCGTAAGATGTTATTAGTCTTGCCATTCCTTGTGCCGTTTGCAATCCTTGGCGCATACGCAGGTTTATTCTACGGGACTTTGTTCCTCATTGGATTTATCGGCTGAGTCTTCATCACGATAAGGTCTGAAGCCACCAATCTTATTAATTAACTTACGGATGCCACGCTTGTGTCGCATACGGGCGGTGTCTTCGCTACCTAAGTCCATCTCTTTTGCTATGTCAGGAAAGTCCATAGCCTCAGCGTGACGCAGGAACAATAACTTCTTATCATCTTGTGTCAGTTTCCAGTATGCATAGTCAATCTCAATCATCATCGCCATCATATTGCCACCCTCGTTAGGTGCAGAGGGGCGACCAGGGCGACCAAGGTCTACCTTATTTATCTGACCCCACTCACCTCTTAAGACAGGAGTTAGCAAGGCTTCAACCATATCTGCTTCGTAAAAGAATAGGTCGCTAGTCTCATAGCCACCAGACTTAGCCTTCCAATGCTGACAATAATCTAATGCTTGATTGCGTAGGCTACGATAGATTAAATTCTTTGCGTCTTTAATACCGATTGCTTCCCACGTATCCAACTTATTGGGATGCTCAAGGAACCATTGATAAAGTGATTGTCGAATGTCTTCTAATTCTATGTCACTAAACTTACGGTGATACTCAGATGCAACAGAGTCCACCACATACTGCCACGGTTCAATGCGCGTCCACTCAAGCGTCACTTTATTCTTACCCCGTTATCTAAATGGAGGAAGCCAACCAGTTTCATCTTGTTATTCTTATTAGCAAACTCAGTGGTAGATGGTAGCCACTTCTCATTCCATTCAATAGGCATCATCATATGCAAAGGGAAAGCCCATACACCTTGCGGTGTTGAGTTAATGTACCAAGGTGTGAAGCCAAGTAAGTGTGCCTCTTCAAGTAAGAAGTCATACTTCATCTTCTCAATTAACAGGTCAGGGTAGTGTGTCTTTCGTGACTTAAGTTCGATAAACATTTTGTATCTATCAGTAGTGCAATCAAATCCATCATACTCTTGTGGTGAGTGAATGAGGTCGGGTAAGTAAGCAGACCTTAACCACTCAAAGAGTTCTTTTTCTTTCACTCATTATCCCACTTACCTCTTAAGACAAGAAGCCCAATGATTGCGTAGTTAGCCATATCCTTAAAAGAATCTTCAAGTGACTCGTGCTCAGGTGATGCACCACTATCAATCAAGTTGTTGATGCGTGCTAACTTATCGTGCATACGCACACGCAGTCCATTGATGGCACCGCCAGGGGCTTGGGATATATTCTTCGGACCGTAGTCCTTGTGCTTACTTAGTAGTAACTCATTGAGTTCACGACTTAAGTTAGAAAGATTTACTTCGAGGTGGAGTTCGCGTGCAACAATGGAATCTTTAGAGTCACGATTAGGTGAGAACCGTCCTTGACGTACGTTGATACCTTGAGTCCCTGATTCGTTAGATGATTTATAATCTGCCATATCTCTTCACGCTCCGCCTTCGTCGTCATTGGTATCCGTTTCTAATAGTCGTGTTAAGTTCTTGTCAAAGTCCACGAGTGCTGACTTGACCACCATATCCTCAACAAGTTCATCTACTAGGTCGTAACCATTCTCACTAGCGAACAGTGTAACATAAGTAGACTGTGTTATAAGTTTTATCTGGTCAGGTTCATCAGCGTGGTTGTACATAAACCGTAGCAATGAGCCTAGCAGAAGTTTGTATCCATTGGGCAGTATGTAGTACGGGTCAAACTCTTCTCCCTCTTCAAAGTAATGGTCAACTAACTGGAATGAATCCTCAAATTGTAGGTGACAATCGTGGCAATAGTTATGTGGGTCTATCTCGTCGCTCACTGGACGCCAATCTTTTCCAGAATGAAGTCTTTGCCGTGCGACACGAACACAGAATTAACATCTGCTCCGTCTCCGAATCCAACCACTGTAACTGGCAATTCTCTGGCAAGACTATTGGCGAACTCACGTCCAGGCGCGTCGCCATCAGCAAAGACGAATACTCTTTCAAAGTCAGCGAGCAATCGTGTGTAATGTTTCTTCCAACTGTTCGCCCCAGGAACTCCGACACAAGGAAAACCAACACACCTAGACATAGTAAGGGTATCCAATTCACCTTCGCATACTCCAATCCAATCACCTGCACGTTGCACATCTATCACGTTATACATACGAGTCTCTGCTCCTACCATACCCATATACTTGGGTTCAACTGCAGGGTTAAGACTTCTAAATCTTAAGTCAACAACACCAGTCTTAGTGATGTAAGGGATTGATAAGCGTCCTGTGTATTGCTCGTGACCTGTATCAGGTTCCGCGACTACGCCTAATTGAGCCAACCGTGCTACCTCCAGAGGAATTCCCCTGCTTAGTAGGTAATCTTCTGCCAGATGAATACTTTCCGCGTACTTGTGTGCTGACTTCCCCAGTAATTCCTTCTGCAAAACGCTTTGCTTCATTGAAGTTCAACCCCTCTTGACGCACGATGATTTGAATACTATTTCCTTGGACACCACAAGCGAAGCATATGAAGATGTTCTTGTCCAAGTTTGCAGTACCACTTTGGTGGGAGTCGCCGTGAAAGGGACACCTAAGATTAACTTGTCCGTGAGTACTGCGTAAGGTTGCCCCGTAGTGTTCAAGGATTGCTTTGATAGAGGGCAAGTCGTTGTCAATTTTTATCACCATACCCTGCTTCCCTTAGTAGCCACACTAAATCTTCTGTTCGCATAAGCGATACCCAATCTCCTACTGACTTCTCACCTTGTCCATTAAGTCTTAAGACTACAATGCCGAGGTCACCTTTGTTCCTATCCTTTAACTGTGCGATAGCAGCAGCAGGATTAAATCCTGTGCGAGCCTTTACCTCCCAGTCAATGCCCACCGTACCAGTAACATCACTACCACTACGTCCAGCACCAGTAGATTCCGCGAAAGGAAATCCATTCTCCGCCAGAAAGTTAGCAAGGACTTTCTGACTTCTGTATCCTCGGTGCTTGCGTGATTGCGATGCCACCTATGTGGCACTCTTATCCTTGTTGAGGATACGTACTGCCCATTCTAATCCAGCATTAAGTCCATCAGTCCACTCATCTGTGACGGGAACCTTTGCTGCTTGAATCTTTTCAACAAGTGTTGCCACTTCAGTCTTAAGACCAAGTAATACAAGTGCACGCATCTCTTGTGTTAAGTCGTCTTCTTCTTCTCTAATCACTTCATCCACCGTTCTCTGGTATATCGTCCATAAACATATACTCAGGATTAAATGCCAGCCAACACATTAGGTTAGCGTTAGCATCTGCCCTTCCGTATCTGTTCTTCACAGGTGAGACAGCCATTGACGTTCCCACTACCCCAAGTGTACAGATAAGTGCAGGAATTTGTGCGACCTTACCCTGTAATGCAGAACGTGGCTGGGTCGGATTACCCATCACTGCTTCAGATGTATGATGCAATACAATGATTGCTGCATTAGTAAGACGGGCAAGATATTTAAGTTCCTTCATCACTGCACGCATAGATGCGAACTCTTCACCACCATCGGTGGCTATGTCCATCAGGTTGTCAATGAAGATTGCCTGAGGTGGGCAACCCCATAGTTCCTCAAAGGCTTCAACCTCTTCGTTAATATCTAACAGAGTCGGACTGGATTCAAATGACCAGACAATATGGGATGACTTCTGAAGCACAGCCTTAGCCCAGTTAGTATCCTTATCCATCAAGTGCTCAACATCAGTCTGATTCTTACCGCTAATCATTGACGCAAGGCGCATAGCCATAGTGTGTGAGTTGGTATCTGCTGAAATGTAGAGTGTTGGCACCTGCATCTTGAGGGCTAGAGCCAGTGCAAGGGTGGACTTACCTACCCCTGGGACACCAGCAAACATAGATACTTCTGAACGTCGGCAAACAATCTTGTTGGTATTGAAGGTCTTGAAGACAGCAGGTAAAGGTTCACCGCCTATGTCGGAACGTCCAACACTTCTTACTAAAGTTCTCACAGACTTCTCCTGTCTTAAGTTGGAAGAGGGACAGCCACCTTCCCCTGAATAACTGCCCCTCCGCCAATTCTTATTATAGCATTGGCTGTTGTATTAGCCGTTCGTCGGAGCGCATTGTTCCGCGCCCTGAGGTTGTGGACATACCCACATTGAATAAGGCTTGCCGTTCTTCTTCGAGATTCCCGAAAGGAACTTGCGGTTGCCGTGTACGCACGTCGGTGATGATAGACCCGTAGCGGACGGAGCCGCTGGCTGGGAGGGTGCGGAGGTAGCCCAAGGAGGCGTGTCTACTGTTGAAGTAGTGGTTGCCAAAGGGGCTACGTTGTATGCACCAGCAATCATCTTGCTTGTTGCAGCAATCTGAGTTGAGTAATCAGAGATACCCTCTAGCAATACGCTGAGTTCATCTGCTGATGTTGCACGAATATTAATCAAGTCACCATTCGGAGACTTAACTGATACCTGTAACTTCCAGTTTTCTTCTGACATTATTTATCCTTCTTCGTAAATTGGCAGTGTGCTGTGAGTCCACAGTAACTGCACGATTGTAGGTTCGGTAGAAATATACCAGCCTTTCGAGCCTTGTCAAAGCCATCCACGAAATATTCGAGTGTGTCTTTTGTATATCTACTTAGGTCAATCATCTCTCCTGTCCCCGATTCACGAGACATCCAGTAGTTTCCTAGATTGACTTCCACTCCCAACATCATCTCGACTCCTACTTTGTAGAAGCCTAGTTGTAAGTCAGACTGTGGACGTGTGCGAGAAGTCTTCAGGTCGACAATCACAAGTTGTCCGTTAACCTCAAAGATTCTGTCAATGAACATCTTCACTGGTACTCCAGCAATGATGGGATTCAACTCTAACTCGATAGCCTTTGCACCCTGTGGGGTAGTCCAGATTTTCCAATTAGGATTGTTCTTACGCCAAATGATGTAGTCATCTACCCACTTGGAACCTTGTTCATACCACCACTCCCCATTTTCCTTGCCAGGGTTTAGTTTAGTTGCTCGTCCTGCTACTCGTGCAGTTGCAAAGTCAAGTCCATCAATCTCTTTGAGCCACGCATCGTGCCAGTAACTGTTAACCATTTTCTAGGTCCCACGTTTCTGCTGCTAGGTGGAAGGCTCGTCCTCCTGCTGACCAGACCGATGGTTCCTCAGGGACTTTGAGTAAGCGACCCAAGTAATATTGATAACCACAGGTAAGAAAAGTAGTGAAAGCAGAATAAGAAATATGTTCTGGTAGTTCATAGGTATCTAACTTAATCATCTAAGTCATCCGAGATTGATAGCAAGTAGTCGACATCATCTTGCAACTGTTCGACTGCTATACGTAGTTCGTGAAATGCAACTGATAGTTCAACGATTAAATCGTCAGCAGTTACATACTCTTGCTTCTTAAAGAAGTTCATCTTATCCCCTGTCTGTTGTTAGATAGTCCTCCTTCAGAGGACAGGAGTGACTCAATGAAGGAGAACTATCTAATTCTATTTAGTTATATTCATATTACCCTGCGGGTAATCTGATTTAGGAAATGCCCCCCTACCCCCCATAAATAAAATTTATAGTTGGTAAGTGTGCGAACCCTGCGGTGCAAACGTCATTGAGGTTTCGCCCCCCACTCTTTCGAGTAACAGAACTGTAGCACAAAAACAAAAGAAACCCCACCACCTCGGCGTGTTGCCAAGATGATGGGGTCTTTTGTTACTTAAGACTTAGGTTACTTAGAACCCTTGCCGAACTCAGTTGCGTTAGGGTCAAGTGCTTTGAGGACTGGACCAGCAACCGCTGCTACTGCTGCTGAGAGTAGAGCCTTAGGGCTTGTCTCACCTGCGAGGTAGAGTGCTGTTACGGCAGCGAATGCTGCACGGAAGTATGTACTTGCGATTGCTATTAGTTTCTCTTTGTTCATTGGTTCTCCTTAGGATTTGAATACTGGCTTGCCAAAGCCTACGACTGTCACTGGTTGTGACTTACGTAACTTTGAGCCATTCTTCTTTTTGAATGCACGCACCTTCAGGCAGACTTGCCCTCCGTTGCGCTGGTCACCCTTCTTATCTGGGGCTGTGTTGCCCTCGATACAGGTAACTGTACCATCACCATTGTCTTTGACGACAATACCGATGTGACTTATTCTATCAACCCCGTCGTTTGGGAAGTCGAAGAACACAATATCCCCAGGCAGTGGTGTCGCCGTGTCGCTTGCCTTCTCCCACTGACCCTTCTTTATAAATGCTGATGCTCCAGTTGGTGTGTACACACAGTTAGGAATCTTTAGCCCTACCTCGTTGGCACACCAGTTCACAAATGAACCACACCAAGGCTGGAAGTTAGCCTTAGTAAAGGCACCATACTTAGTCTGGTTCTCTTTTGGACCTTCAATAACTCCGAGTTCACCCTTTGCTAGTGCAATGAAGTCTGCTCTTTGTCCCATTATTTACCCGCTTTCTTGTCAACCTTCGCAAAGGCTGCGTTGATTTCTTCTGATGTCAGGTTTCCATCTGTTAGGTAGAAGCGTGCCAAAGCCTCAAGTACACGGGCTGCACCTAGTGCACCTGCCAGTACTGCTGCTTGCCATACTTCGATGCCTACCAAGGAACCAGCACCAATAACTCCAAGAGATTCTGCTGCGATGACAGCAAAAATCCTCATCATTACGTTCTTGAATGTATCCATTATTCGTCCTTTGGATTACGTAGTGGGTATGTAACTGCCCAAACCACTAGGGTTCCAGCGATTGCATAGCCAACGACTGTCTTTGCTGAGCCGTCAAGGACGACCCAAGCAATAAACATTCCAAGCAAAGTCCAAAGTTGGTCAACCATATCTCTTAATATCTTCAAGGCTTACGTCTCCTTACGGCTTTTGATTCACCGACAGAGGCTCCGCCTCCGCCAGTAGTTCCCCCACCAGACGGGGTTCTGGTAGTGGTAGATGCAACTGATGCTGCCATACCTGCTGCATTAACTGCAGCCTGTGCGGCAATCACAGATGCGACAATAATCTTTTCTGATTCTTCACGTTCTTCTTCTGACATATCAGCACCGATACTTGCGATAGCAAGCAAGGCTTCACCTGGGTCAGTAAAGATTGCATTGATAAGTTCTCCTGGGTCAGCAAGAACTATTAATGCTGCAGCAACTTCGGCTGTGATTACAACCTCGTTACCGTTTTCATCTTGTCGAACCTCAACTGGGGTAGCAGGAGGTAGGTCTTGATAAGTAATGCCAGCATCTTGAATTGCTTGTGCAGTTACTGGTGCGCCTTGCGCTGCTTGAATAACTGCTTCTGCTACTACTGCCTTTTCTGCTGGAGTAGAATTGATAGTTGCTACCACAGGTGGCACAACCTCAGGCTTAGGCTTGTTAGCCTCTGCCAACTCAGCAGCCAGGCGTTCAGCCTCAATACGGGCTGCCTCTTCTACCGCTGCTTTCTCGGCTGTAATTCTTTCTGCTTCTAAACGTGCATCTTCTTCAGCCTTTGCTTTTGCTCTAGCCTCTGCTTCAGCAGCATCTTTTTCTGCAGCGATGCGGTCTACTTCAGCCTTTGCTGCTTCTTCCGCTTTAACCCTTGCTTCTTCTTCTGCTGCTAAGCGTTCTTCTTCGGCTTTCTTCGCTGCAGCCTCTGCTGCAAGTCTTTCTTCTTCAGCCTTTAGTGCCGCTTCTTCAGCGGCTTTGGCTTCAACCTCTGCTTTTAATCTTGCTTCTTCAGCAGCCTTGGCTTCTGCCTCAGCCTTTGCTGCCGCTTCTTCAGCGGCTTTGGCTGCGGCTTCAGCCTTTAAGCGAGAAGCCTCTGCCTCTGCTGCTGCTTGCTCTGCAGCAATGTTTGCTAATCTTTGACGTTCTTGTTCTGCTAACGCAGCCTGACGTTGTTGTTCTGCTAATGCATTAAGTCGTTCTTGAGCAAGCCGTGCTAATTCTTGTTCTCGCGCTAACACCGCTAGACGCTCTGCTTCTGCTTCTGCCTGTCGTGCTGCAGCCTCCGCAGCAAGTCGTGCTTGTTCTGCTATTATCGCACTGTTATCAATAGCAGGAGGAGTAGGCGATGGTTCAGGCAACGGTGGATTACTTGGTTCAGAAGATTCAGGAGTTGGAACAGGCGTTGGTACAGGCGAAGGCTCGACAGTTGGTGTTACAGTCGGAGTTGGACTTGGCTCAACTGAGGGCGTCAGACTCGGAGTTGGAGTTGGCTCGGTTAAAACAGTCGCAGTCTCTGAAGGAGACGGAACTGGCGATGGAGTTGGAGAAGGTTCGGGCGCAGGTGTGGGTCCAGCGGGAGTAGGTACTATTCCATTATAGAATCTTCCAGGTCCAGAATAGTTATCACTTATGTAAGTAGTCCATTGACCACCAAAGCCACCTTCGCAAAATAATCTTGCAATGTCACCTCTGCCATTAAAGTAAGAGTTGTCAGCATCCCAACCTGTGGTTGCTGTATTGGTTTCTCCAACAGGATTAGAACAAATAATTATTACATCTCTAACCATTAACTCTGGTGGAGTTGCTTGGGCAAGCATTGGGAAAAATAAAGAGGTTCCAGTTACTAAAGAGAATGCTAGTACTATTCTACTTTTTCTCACAAAGGAGGAGATAAATTTGGTCAACGCGTTCTTCCAATCGGTTCACTTGGTCTTTCACGGAACCGCCCCCGTTTGGCTTTAATTCAGCCAGGTAATGCTTAACTAACCAGCGAACTGTGCTAGTCATTCCAACAGTAATACTCATTAATGCTACGACAAACGCAGCCCAATCTTGCGCTGTCATTATACTGTCCTAATTGTTATCTCAAGTACGCCACCGAATCCGTCAAACCTTTTGTCGGGTGGTGTCATACGGGTGAATGTGACTTGTTCGATTACTGCCTGACGAGATTCGCCAGTTGATAAATCTTGCCAAGTAAGAACATCGCCATTTTCTTCAATTTGTTCTAGTGCTTGAATGCGGTCAAATGCTCTACCTTCGTAGCCAATTACTGTATTATATTTATCTGTTTCAATATCAAAACAATAGACAGGAAATCGCATCACTCGCTGACGAGGTGTCGCAATGGTTGCCTTAGCCTGGTATCCCTTGAATGTTGGACCCTTAGTTGTATCAGTTGCATCACGATAAAGAATAAATTTATAAGCCACATATTCTTGAGCAGTTGATGGGCTAGAAGTTCCCACTTCAACTGGTCGAACTGATGAATCATATGAGATGTGGTCGTACTCAACACCATCTTTGTCAACAGTCTCAAGCGTCATTGAACCAAAGGCAAAGTCACCACGTCCTAGTAGACGCTTGAAGTTCTTAGGCTCAAGTGTTCCATAGCGGATGTTGCCTGTTGTGATGTAACCAGATGGAACTAATTCAGTTGCTGACTCAAGGTAGATAGCGCCATCAGTAGTCTCGTGCGCTGTGCAAAATGCAAGACGATTAGTTGTTCCAATAAACGAAACACCAGTTGTGTAATGCTCTGCTGTTTGACTTATCTGTAAATCGTTTGCGTAAGCAAAGCGAAGAGTTTCTAATTCGTTGCTAAGGTCAAATCGAGTAAGTCCACCATCAAGTGCTCCGATACCAGTGGCTGCCCAGACAAAGTGGTCACGTGCTGCAAAGTCATATACTGGTTGAGATGTTTCTAGAAGAAGAGGACCATAACTAAGTGAACCATCTTGGTCACTGATTGCCGCAACGCGGACTCCCTTATTGGTTCCAATCATCATATAGCCTAAGTAGTAATACAACTTCTCGACTATCTCTCCAGCGGGCATTTCTGCAGCAACAACAGGAGATGTTAATGCTGGCAATGCACCTGCAGTTGTGAGTGTGTACTTCTGGATAGTTGAGTAGATGCCTGAGTGACCCGCTGTATAGATTGCAGGACCCGATGCCGCCACGGATGTATAGTGGTAGTTCACATTAGTATTGGTAATTACTGGTGTTGGCAATCCCGTAGCGGTGGTAGTTAATTCATAAACTGCGTTATTTACGCAAAGAATAATACGGTCTTTAACAAATTCCATAGTTGCATATAAGATTTCAATATCACCACTCTGGAACATCTGAGTAACGTCACCAGTTGCAGATGGGTTAGATGAACCAGTGATTGAGTCACCAGTCAGTGGTTTCTTGAACATAGTCAGGCGTTGATTACCACCTGATGTTTTGTTGGTTATCCAGTAAGCATTAACTCCATCATCACAAATAGCGTGTACTTTACGGTCTGTTCCAGAAATGTAATCAATAAAGTGAACTACTGGGTTAGTCACGCCAGTGCCAACTGGAGATACCGCAGTAGAAGTTACGTTGCTTGCTGTCTTAGCATAAGTAAACGTAGTTGTTGTCGGAACAGTTGTGATTCGGTATTCACCATTAAAGGTAGAATCAACATCTGTAATTGTGATAGTCATACCGACTGTAAGCCCGTGTGCTGCAGATGTTGTAAGAGTGGCTACGTTAGATGTCAAAGCCTTATTGCTAATCGATACTGTAATTGCTGGGTAAATCTTGTCAACGTCAAACTCATCGTGAAGCAATACGCCATTGGCACCGCTCCATTGGATAGAACGTGTGTGCTGGTTAGGGTGCTGGTGGTCTGTGCCAGTAACTGGTCCAGTAGTTATGTGAGTATTGACTACATCTTTAAGCAATGTTGCCTGACCCTTGGTCCAGACATCTACTCCCTTGCTATCAGCAAAACGATACTTGCCGTTCTCATCAGTTGTCGCAGGGTCGTAAAAGTTAACTCCTGAGCCAGAGTGGAATGACATCTGTGAACGAATCCACCAACCAGTTAGAGATTGTTCTCCTGGTTCTGCTCCATTATCAAACTGGTCCTTGCGGAATGGTGCTGTCTGACGGATGTACGGGCGTGAGTCATTGATTGCATAAATGAATGGAAGTCCACCAACTGCTACATCATAGGCAACATCTGTATTTTGCCAAGTAGTAGTAGATGAAACGATACCAATATCTGCAACACCACGGGCAACAGTAGATACACCACTGCCATCATACGAGGAATAGACTCCACTGTCACCTTCGGTTATGTCTCTACCAGCCACCGTTACTCCTTAATTAATTATGCTAATGTTTTTAATAATTTAGTTAAAGCATCAAGTTGCTTTTCAAGAGCAGCAAGTTGTTTTTGAACCGACTGAAGTTGAGTTGTTGTCTTAACGCGCAAGGCTTCAACATCTTTTACTGTAGCCTTTGATATAGACTCTGCTTTCTTTGCTCTTACTAATGCTAACTCTGCCCGTGCTTTAGCAACACCAGCAGTTTTAGCAGCAAGAGTTGCAGTAGCATTAGCCTTTGCTAATTTCTCTTCAACTGTATCAGCGTTGGCTGATGGGGCAAACATCAATGATAGAGCAATTGCTATTACTATAATTAATCTTTTCATTCTGTAGGTACCTCTATCCAGTTTAGTGTTGCTTCATCCCAGTAATAATATTTACTATCAGTTGGGTAAGGCACTGGTGCTTCCCATTGGCAAGTTGTTTCATTTAATAACCAAGACGGAAATGGTTGAGGCGCAATAAAGGCATTGCGTATTGGGTCATACAGATAACCACTACTGGCGAAGTTTTTGCGAAAACTTCCGTTGTATGAAGTTTGTCGCCAATTCGAATAACCACTTGACCATTCTGTAAAGAACTCAATACCTATTAATTCAGACTCAGGAAAGGGTAAGTTATTAATTACTTCATTGTTAAGAACATTAACTTCAAGAACAATGTTACTGTCATTTAGTTTTGCAAAGTGTGCCATTAGAATGTTACGCTCCCGCTTCCAGTCCAAGTGTAAATTTTATTTCCGCCTGTATTAGCGAAGGTTGGAGAACCTGTTGTTGCAACAGCGTCGCCAAAGGTATTTGAATAAGAAATAACTACAATACCTGAACCACCTGCGCCGCTGCCATCAAGACCACCACCACCACCGCCGCCTGTGTTAGTTGTACCAGCCGTACCAGTATAAGGTGCAGAAGATTTGTTGCCACCTCGACCACCACCACCTGAACCACCTGCTCCAAATGGTTCTCCACTTCCACCACCGCCGCCGCCTCGAGTAACCGATGAGCCAGTAATTGATGATGCTGAACCTGCACCACCTGCGCCAGCAGTATCATCAGCACAAGGTGCGGTTCCACCTACTGCGCCAGCACCACCACCACCACCACCTGCGGTTAAACTATTACAATGTCCACCTCCATTATTGCCTTGACCTGACGTACCTAAGCCGCTACCACCACCACCTGAACCACCAGTGCCTCCAGTATTATATCGGGTAGCCCCAAATCCACCACCATTCGAAGTGATAGATGAAAATACACTATTACTGCCATTATTTCCGCCACCAGAAACTTTGCTTGCACCGCCTGCTCCAACGGTTACTGTCAAAGCACTGCCAGTAGAAACAGATAAAGTAGATGTACGATAGCCACCAGCACCACCACCACCAGCAGTGCTACCACCAGCACCACTACCACCACCTGCAATAACTAAGTAAGTAACAGTAGATGGTGATGGTGGTGCTGGAGTTACAGAGTTAGATGCAGATGATGCTGTTGATGTTCCATTAGCATTAGTTGCTGTAACTGTAAATGTATAAGCAGTTCCATTTGTTAATCCTGAAACTGTAATAGGACTTGCACCTGTACCAGTAAAACCACCAGGAGAAGATGTTGCTGTATAAGTAGCAGCCTTTCCACCAGTAGCACCCGCTGTGTAAACAACAGTAGCAGACGAACTGCCAGCAGTAGCGGTTCCAATAGTAGGTGCTTGAGGAACTGTAGTTGCAGTAATACTTGCAGTTGCGCTAGAAGCAGGACTTGCACCAACAGCATTAGTAGCAATTATTGTAAATGTGTATGAAGTAGATGACTGCAATCCAGCAACAGTTAATGGAGAAGAAGCACCTGATGCTGTAAATCCTCCAGGGCTAGATGTAACTGTGTAAGATGTAATGGGAAGAGTGCTGCCATTAGAAGCAGGTGCAGTAAATGTTACAGATGCAGCACCATCATTGTATGAACGGCTAGTACCAACATCTGTTGCAGTACCAATTATGGGAGCATCTGTTTTAACATTTCCCATAGCCATAGTTTTGAATTTTCCATAACTTGAAAATTTAGAAACAGGTGACATTAGGAAATCTCCACTCCTGAAATGTGGAAGTTAATTGATGTTGCGCTTGCTCCACCTGTGATAGTTTGAGTTGCAGTTAATGGTTGTTTGATATCTAATACAGTAGAGTCATTAGCAGCAATATACACAGTTGTTGCAAGGTTGGTACCATTAAGACCAAGAGTAAATGTTCCAGCAGTACCTGCAGTATTAGTAACAATAATATTTGTTACTACTGCTGTTGTAGAGGTAGGAACTGTATAAAGAGTTGTTCCTACTGTAGTTGTTGCCGCTCCCCTAAAGAGAGTCTTACTTGTTACTGTAGCCATTGTTTACTACCTTTCGTTGTTAGAGTGCTTGCATTACTATAAGTTGTTCGTCTGCTCCACCAGCAGGAACCGTTGACCAAGATGAAGTTGTTCCATCTGTTGTGAGGTACTTACCTGAGTTACCAGTCTGAGAAGGAACTACATAAGTAGTTGAATCAGTAGCAACTAGAGTCTTGGATGATGGGATTGTTGTACCATTGATTGATGTAGCAGTTGCTGCACCTAGTACTGGAGTTATTAATGTTGGAGTATTGTCCATTACAAATTTAGTGCCAGTACCAGTCTGAGACGCAATAGAAGTTGCATTGGCTACAGATGTAATCGGACCAGTCAAGTTAGACGGAGCAAGGACTACGTTATCTAAATAGTACTTTGTGACTACATCCTGAGCATTGGTTGGGTCACCAACTCCAGTAATCTTATTGGTTCCCATAGCAATTGCACCTGACATTGTGCCACCAGCAAGAGGAAGCATAGTGTCGGCATAAGCCTTAGTTGCTGCATCTGTACCAGTTGTAGGAGTTCCAAGACCAGTAATCTTGCTAGTGCCCATAGCAATAGCGCCACTCATAGTTCCGCCAGCCAGAGGCAACTTAGTTGCTAGGCTGTTAGTGACAGTAGTTGAGAATGATGCATCGTTACCAAGTGCTGATGCCAACTCATTAAGAGTATCTAGCGCACCAGGTGCTGCTGCAATTAGGTCTGTAATCTCTGTCTGTACATAAGCAGTAGTAGCAACCTGAGTTGTATTAGTATTTGCTGCTGCAGTTGGAGCAGTAGGTACACCAGTCAAGGCTGGGCTTGCAAGCGGAGCGTATGTAGATGCTGCTGTAGCAGTTGCCAACTTAGCATCAATCTGAGTCTGAATTGCAGAAGTTACACCGTCTAGGTATCCAAGTTCAGTTGCAGATACTGTTGATGATGGGGCAATCTTTGTCCAGTCAATTGCTGCTGAGGCATTAATATCAGCGTTAAGAATTGTTCCATCAGCAATCATAGTTGATGTAACAGTTCCAGTATCTCCAGCAGTAATTGCTGTTCCAGAAATCTTAGTCTTATCAATAGCAGCGGATGCGTTAACATCTGCATTTACAATTGTATTAGTAAGATTTAACTTGCTATAAGCAATTTGAGCAGATGCATTTACATCAGCATTAACAATAGCCCCAGTGCCAATAACTGTTGTTAGGCTTACATTGCCAGTACCATCAAAGGTAACTCCGCTTGCTTCTACATCTCCAGTCAATTGAAATGTCCGAGCAGTAGCAAGGGCTGTGGCTGTAGCAGCGTTACCTGTTGTTGAACCAGATGTTCCGCTTACGTTACCAGTTACGTTACCTGTGATATTACCTGTGAATGTACCTGCAATAGTTCCAGTACCTGTAATAGTTGGGCTATCAATTGTTGGGCTTGTGCCAAAGACTGCAGAACCTGTACCTGTTTCATCTGTCAACGCACCACGAAGGTTTGTGCTGGATGGAGTAGCAAGGAATGTTGCAACACCTGAGCCTAGACCAGATACACCTGTTGCAATTGGAAGACCAGTTGCATTAGTTAGAACACCAGATGCTGGAGTACCCAAGGCTGGAGTAGTCAAAGTTGGGGAAGTTAAAGTCTTGTTAGTTAGGGTCTGTGTGTTAGTTGTACCAAC